GAATATTGAAAGGGGAATGCAAATGGGTATGAAATCATCGCCTCAGATGCCGCCTCCTGTAGATACGGCAGTGACGGATAGAACGGCTGAGAAAGAAGCAGCACTTGAAGCAGAAAAACAAAAAATGTTATCTGCCAAAAAGAAAGGCCAGTACGGAACTATTCTAACTTCTGGTATGGGAGTGGATGAAGAAGCGGAAACTAAAAAGACTATGTTAGGTGGGACTGTATAATGGCAGAATATTCACCTTATGAGTATGTGAAAAAACGTTTGACCTCAATGGAGGGCAACCGTCACAACTGGGAATCCCATTGGCAGGAAATTCTTGACTATGTAATGCCGCGTAAAGCGGATGTCACAACTGTCCGTGCTAAAGGCGAAAAGCGTACTGAAGTTTTGTTTGACAGTACCGCTATCACAGCCAACACTTTACTTGCAGCAAGTTTGCAAGGCACGCTAACTTCCCCATCGTTGCCTTGGTTCTCAATCAAACTGCGCGACAAACTTAAAAACGAAGATCATAAAACGAAGATGTGGTTGGAAGATACCGCACGGCGTATGTATGACACGTTTAACGACACAAATTTTAATACCGAAGTGCATGAAATGTACCTAGACCTAACGTCTATTGGTACTGGATGTTTGCTTGTTGAAGAAAACAAAAAAGGTTTCCTTGAAGGTGGCATTCATTTTAAAACGCTGCACATCAACGAATACTACATTCAAGAAAACGTTAACGGTTACGTAGACACTGTTTACCGTAAGTACAAATTGTCAGCGCGACAAGCCGTGCAGGAATTTGGCGAAGATAATCTTGGTGAAAAACTTATTGAAGCGGCTAAAACAAAACCTGAAAAAGAATTTGTTTTTATTCACGCTGTTGAACCATCTGAAGATTACAAAAGAGCAACAGGTAAAGTTGCAACAAAATTAAAATACCACAGTTGCCACGTTTGTCAGGAAGACAAAATGGTTGTGCGTACTGGTGGATACAGTGAGTTTCCATATTTAGTACCGCGTTGGTCTAAAGCCACAGCAGAAACATACGGACGTTCACCGTCTTACAACGCATTGCCAGACATTAAAACGCTAAACAAAGCAGTTGAGATCGGACTTAAAGCATGGGCAAAAGCAATTGACCCCCCACTTTTGGTACAGGATGATGGTGTCATTGGCAGAGTAAGAACGACACCCGCAGGCATTACTGTTATCCGTAATGATGGCGCAGTCAAACCATTGCAAATTGGTAGCAACTGGCAAATTACGGACATGAAAGAAACGCAGTTACGTACTGCAATTCGACAAGCATATTATTCAGACCAACTGCAATTGCAGGATGGCCCACAAATGACCGCAACTGAAGTACAGGTTCGTTACGAACTGATGCAAAGGTTGCTTGGCCCTACATTGGGTAGATTCCAAAGTGAATTTTTGAACCCTCTCATAGAACGTGTCTTTGGCATTATGTTCAGAGCGCAAGGGTTACTCCCGCCCCCAGACTCTATTCAGGACACCAAGGTAGATATTGAATACGTTGGGCCACTGGCACGTTCGCAGCGTATGGAAGAAGCGCAGGCTATTGACCGTTTATACGCAATGGCGGCTAACGTTGCACAAATTGACCCGTCTATTATGGACAACATCAATCACGATGAGGCTGTAAGGTTACGGGCAAAACTATTAGGCGTACCTGCTGAAATTCTTGTCAGTCGAGAAGACGTTGCTGAAAAACGTGAAGCACAGCAAATGGCTGCACAGCAACAGCAAATGATGATGGCGCAACAGCAACAAGCGCAGACTGGCAAAATGCAAGCAGAAGCGGCAAAAGCGGTGGCTGACCCTGACGTTCAAGACGTTATGACGGAAGCCCAGTCACAGGCTGAACAAGAAATGGGAATGCAATAATGCCAGACGCAGAAGAATTTGAAGGATTGCACAAAGAACACGCTGAGTTAGTCGAAAACTACAAAGAGTGTTTCTCAACAAAGGCAGGGGAAAAAGTGCTAGAAGACTTGAAGGCGGCGTATGGGAACAGGATGAGTTATTCACCTGATTCGCATGACACTGCTTACAAGGAAGGGCAGCGTAGTATGTATCTACGCATAATTAACATGATAACCGAAAGGAAAGATCAATAATGTCAGCAACAGCAGAGGCCGTTACCGCCGAACAGGTAACTCAAGACACTACGGTGCTTGGGTCTGAAGGGGTGAGCGATAACCTTGATTGGAAATCTTCACTACCTGACGATCTTAAAAATGACCCTACTTTGTCAAATTTCAAAGATATTGAGAGTCTGGCGAAAACTGTAGTACACCAACAGAAACAAATGGGTAGCCGAATTCCTATTCCAAAGGATGAGGCAGGGTTCAATGAACTGTACACCAAACTGGGACGACCAGAAGCGGCAGCAGATTACGAACTAAAAACTCCCGAAGGAATGGATGCGTATTTCAATGAAAACGCGCTAAACCAATTCCGAGAAGTGGCTCATAAAATTGGGCTTAACCAGAAGCAGGTTAACGCGCTATTGGACTATCAAGCAGGCGTAATTAACTACGAACTGGAAAATCAACCCGCTACGCTAGCGGCTCAGAAAGAAGAATCGGAAGCGTATTTGAAAAAAGAATGGGGTGCTGATTACAATAAACAAATCAAGGCTGCACAGCGTGCGCTTCAAGTTTATGGTGATGAAGACATCGTTGAATTGATGAACACATCAGCAGGTAATCATCCCGCAGTAATTAAGATGTTTGCACGATTGGGCGCAGAAATCACTGAGGATATGACTCAGAATACCCAGAATAATTATCTGGCTACTTCTAGGTTGGATGCTCAAGATGAGATTTCGGCAACCTATTCAAACGCTAACCATCCGTACCATAAACAGGGGCATCCAGAGCATAAAGCGGCTGTGGAACGTATGCGTCAGTTGTTTGAAAAAGTGCATGGTAATTAACCAATTATATGGTATATTTTTAATTACAACGTGAGGCCCGATTTGTTCGGATAACTTTAGTTGTGGGTGTGATACCTTAAAATCCGTGTGACAGACGTAAACTGTAAGGTTTCCCTGCGAAGGATAAAAACCGTAAACATTAACTTAAACAAGGAGAAACTACTATGTCAGTAGAAATCACGACCGCTTTTGTCGAACAATACAAAAGCAACGTGTTCCACTTGGCGCAGCAGAAAGGTTCTCGTTTGAGGGATGCGGTTCGTACCGAAACGGTTACAGGTAAGTCGCATTTCTTTGAACGGATTGGTTCTGTAGCGGCTCAGAAGCGTACTTCACGCCACTCTGATACCCCAAGAATGGACACGCCACACTCCAGACGTAAAGTCACTATGGACGATTACGACTGGGCAGACCTCATTGACAACGAAGACAAGGTGAGAATGCTTATTTCGCCTCAGTCTGAGTATGCAATGGCAGGAGCATGGGCAATGGGCCGTGCGATGGATGATGCAATTATTGCTGCTGCAACTGGCAACGCTTATGGCGGTGTTAGCGGCGGTACTTCAATTGCGCTTCCCGCAGGGCAAAAAGTTGCTCATGGCGGAACTGGTCTATCTGTAAACAAACTTATCTCTGCTAAAGAGATTTTGGATGCTTCAGATGTAGACCCAGACGAAGAACGTTATCTGATTGTAACTAGCAAACAAATCTCTGATATGTTGGCTATTACTGAGATCACTTCTGCTGATTACAACAGCGTCAAGGCTTTGGTTGCAGGACAAGTTGATACCTTTATGGGTTTCAAATTTATCCGAACTGAGCGTCTTGGACTGGACAGTAACAGTGATCGTCAGGTTCTTGCTTTCTGCAAATCTGGTATCGGGCTTGCTGTAGGTTCAGATGTATCCACTAGGATTTCTGAGCGTGCAGACAAGAATTATGCAACTCAAGTGTTTCTTTCAATGACCATCGGTGCTACGCGAGTAGAGGACGAAAAGGTTGTTGAGATCGCTTGTAACGAATAAGGAGGGTTGAACAAATGGCTACTGTATATTCAGCACAGAAGACCAGTTGGAGTCAAAACAACCCAACTGATCGTGTAAAAACAAATGAGATGGCAGGCCGAGTGCGAGTTGCTTACGCTACTTATGAAGCGTCTTCACTAGCATCTGGTGATGTCATTGAAATGTTTAATCTGCCTAACGGTGCAAGGATTGTAGGCGGCTCTCTAGCGTATGACGCTTTGGGTGCTTCTACTACTTTGTCTGTAGGCTACGCGGCTTATAGCGCAGCGGACGGTACTGCGGTATCGGCTTCAGCGGCAGCGTATAAAGCAGCAGCGTCATCTGCAACAGCAGGTTTGGCGGATGTTGTGGCTACGATTGCTCTGGGGTTTGGTTCTGAAGTAAATGCCGATGCAACTGGGCTGCCAGTAACGGTTACACTGGGCGGAGCGTCAGCAACGGGTACTATTGTGCTTCAAATGCTGTACGTTACGGACTAAGTAACTAATTAGGTTAGGGGGGCGTAAAAACCCCCCTGATCTTAATTAAGGACACAGCGATGGCAACAGACGTATCTATATGTAGTAATGCTTTAAGACGATTGGGCGATGCACCAATCACTAGCCTTACTGACGATACTGAACGCGCTCGACTTTGTAATGCACTTTACGAAGATGCGCGGGACACTGTGCTACGTTCTCATCCTTGGAATTTTGCGATAACTAGGGCTTCATTGGCACAGTTATCAAGTACGCCTGCATACGGGTTTTCGTACATGTATGCACTGCCTACTGACCCATATTGTCTGCGTGTTTTAGAAATGGAATACCCAGACTACATCTTTAAAATTGAAAACGATGCAACACACGGCAGGGTATTGGTTACTGATGAAAGCACTGCCAAAATTCTCTATGTGGCGCGAATAACTAATCCCACGCTATTTGACGCAATGTTTACAGAAACGTTGACGGCAAAAATGGCAGTAGATTTGGCTTATCCAATTACAGGAAGCGCAACAGTACAGGCGCAGATGGAAAAACTGTATCAGGCCAAACTATCTGAGGCTCGTAGTGTTGACGGAATGGAAGGATTTGTAGACGATCTAGTTTCCACAACATTTACGGATTTCAGGAAATAATGGCACGTGTACATCCTTTTCAATCTAATTTTACAGCAGGTGAATTAACACCCAAGTTAGCAGGCCAGATTGACTTTAAAAAGTACGCTAACGGGCTAGAAACACTTGAGAATATGACTGTGTTTCCGCAAGGAGGCGCGGCGCGTAGATACGGCA